CCGTACACAAAACCAAGATATAGTGTATTATAGAAATCCATTCGAGCTGACTCCCGTGTCAAAGATTGCAGATATTGCAGATAAATTTACTCGTAATGAGATTCTATCACCTAATGAATTGCGTGGTATTGTTGGCTATAAACCATCGGATGATCCAGCTGCTAATGAGTTAAGAAATAGAAACATTAATCAAGCACGATCAGCTCAACCATCATTGGATGGAGCCCCTCCAGAAGGCGCTTATCCTGAGATGCCAAACGAGGCTGAAACTCCATCCGATACACTTAGTGTTCCTATTGATTCTGTTTAACGTCAAAATGGGATAGTATTTAGTAATTGGCTAAGACTAAAAACGCAGTCAAGTTAAACACATTTATAGTTTTGATGTTTTTTGGATTCATCAGGAAAGGAGAAAGTAAATGCCAAAAAATAAGAAGTATGATTTCTGTGGTTGGGCGACTAAAAACGATCTACCTTGTTCTGATGGTAGAACGATTAAAGCAAATGCGTTCAGTGCTCAAGATGGCGCTGAAGTACCACTAGTATGGCAGCATGATCATTCAAGCCCTGATCTTGTTCTTGGTCATGCCGTTCTAGAAAATCGTCCAGAAGGCGTATTCACATATGGGTATCTAAACGAATCCCCTATGGGAAAGCGTGCTAAAGAATTACTTAAGAACCAAGATATTAAATCACTTTCGATTTATGCAAACGGTCTTAAGCAGCAAGGCGGTAATGTATTACATGGAGTAATTAGAGAGGTTAGTCTGGTCTTATCTGGAGCAAACCCTGGCGCTGTAATTACTGATGTAGCTATCGCACATGGAGATTCAGTATCAATCGTTGAAGACGAATTTATTTATGAGGTCGGAGAAGACAATGTAGAATTAACTCTACAACATGCGTCTAAAGACGAGGATGTTGAGGAAGAAGGAGATAAGATGAAGGACACAGAAAAGAAAGAATCTAAGGCTGAAGAAGCTAAGAAAGAAGCTAAAGAGCCTGAAGATTCAGAAGAAACAGTCGGTGATGTCTTAAAGACATTCAACGAAAAGCAACGCAAAGTCATGGAAGTTCTAATCGGAAAAGCTATTGAAGATACTAAGAACGGTGAACTCGATGACGATGAAGAAGACGAAGAGGAAGATGTTGAACATTCCGGATTAGGAGAAGATGATATGCAATACAATGTATTCGAAAACAAAGGTACAAATGAAGCTTCCGTATCAAAGGAAGAATTTGAAACACTAATGCATGATGCTTTCAAGGACGTTAACAAGTATGGCGGATCCTTAAAGGAATCATTCTTAGCTCATGCTGCTCAGTATGGTATGGAGAATATCGGTGTATTATTCCCAGATGCTAAGAACATTAGCTCTACACCAGACTTTATTGCTCGCCAACAGAATTGGGTTACAGAGTTCTTAAACTTTGTTCACAAAACACCATTCTCACGTATTAAGTCTACATTTGCTAACATTACAGCAGATGAAGCACGTGCTAGAGGTTTCGTAAAGGGCAACAAGAAAGTAAACGAAGTATTCCAGTTACTTAAGAGAACAACTACTCCATTTACTATCTATAAGAAACAACAGTTAGACCGTGACGACGTTCTTGATATCACAGACTTCGATGTAGTTATGTGGTTAAAGGGCGAAATGCAATTAATGATTAATGAAGAAATTGCTCGTGCCGGCTTATTCGGTGATGGTCGTGAAGATTTAGCTGCTGAAAAGATTGATGAAACTAAGATTCGTCCAGTAGCTAAGGACGCTGACTTATTCTCACTCAAGTACAACTTTGAAGGTACTGGTGAAGCTGCTGCTAAGGCATTCATCGTTGCTCACGTTAAGGCTATGGCTAACTATCGTGGACAAGGTGAAATCAAGATGTTCATCCGTCAGTCTATGTTAACAGAACTATTACTATTAACAGATACAATGGGTCGTGACCTATATGAGAATGTTGATAAGTTAGCTATCAAGTTGCAGGTTAGCAAGATTGTTCCTGTACCAGATGAAGTTTGCGGAAAGGTTACTTCTGTAACACTTGGTGGCCAGGGCTATAACATCGGTTCTGATAAGGGTGGTTCATTGAACATGTTCGACGACTTCGACTTGAACTACAACCAGATGCAGTACCTATTAGAAGGTCGTTGCTCTGGTGCTATGACTGTTCCATATGGTGCAATCGTATTAGCTAACAAGGCTGACCAACCTTACACAGCAGTTCCAGGTTCTTATGACATCAGTAAGAAGACTGGCGAAATCGTAAACAAGGGCGTTGAACAGTCCTAATTAGTTTACTAGAGAGGTGCTTTATGAAACATAGAGGGATTATAGGATTTGTTGTAACTAGAGAAGTAAGGCCTGGTGTATACTTACCGGAGCCAGAAGAGCGAACCTACTATATGGACGTTCTATTGGATACGACATACCGTCGCCCGTCTAGCTATGTGAACGACAACATTGAAGTCCGCAATAAGTTCAGTGTAGTGTCCGACTCGTATATCAAGAAGCACCTTTCTTCAATTGCTTATGTCGAGTGGGGCGGGTCAAAATGGAAGGTTGAATCAGCTAAATCAATTCCGCCAAGAGTTGAAATAACAATAGGAGGAGTTTGGCATGATGAAAAATCTAACTAGACGTCTTGCTTTGCATAACGAATTAGTATCCATACTAGGTGATAGTAAGCGAGTTTACTATTCTCCGCCTAATGGGTCTAATATAAAGTATCCATGTATAATCTATAAGAGACGTAGAGATCTCGATGAGTATGCTAATGATGGTAGATACCTAGCATTTAAGGCATACCAGATAACATGTATATATCAAGATCCTGACTTAGAATTAGAAGCTGAGGTATTAGAGCATTTTAAGAATAAGTGTTCTATTGAAAACTTCAATACCTATGATGGATTAAATCAAGCACATTTATTGCTATATTATTAAACGGAGGAAAGCAAATAATGACTAAATTAATGTGGGATGAAGCTGACAAGCACATCTATACTACTGGTACAAGCCATGGTGTTCTTCAAGTAAGTGGCGCTACAAAGGCTGTTGCTTGGAATGGTTTAATTGGCGTTACTGCTACACCAGCAGGCGCTGATGAGAATAAGTTCTATGCTAATAACAATAAGTATTTAGGACTACGTGGTGTTGAAACATTCGGGGGTACAATTAAAGCCTATGACCGACCAGACGAATTTGAAGCTTGTGATGGTTCTGTAGAACTTCAGAAGGGTCTACGTATTCACCAGCAGACTCGTTTACCTTTTGATTTCTCTTGGCAGACAATTAAGGGTAACGATAGTAAGTTAGATGAATATGGTTATGAAATTCATATCGCTTACAACTGTACAGCATCTCCATCTGCTCGTGATTATACAACAGTAAATGAATCACCAGCACCATTGGAACTATCTTGGGAATTCCAGACAACACCTGTTGCTGTAGAGAACGCTAAGCCAACATCATATGTAACAATTGATTCTACTAAAGTTGATCCAACTAAGCTTAAGAAGATTGTTGATGCTTTATATGGCACACAAACAACTGAAGCTAAGATTCCATCAATTAACGAATTAGTTACAATGATTAAAGCTGCTTAAGTTTTAAAATGATCGAAAGGAGATTATAAAACATGTATAGAGATCATAGAACATATGTTGATTTTAATGGAGTAGAAAGAACTGAAGACTTCTATTTCAACCTATCAAAGGCCGAAATTGCAGATATGGAATTATCTACAACTGGTGGCATTAAAGATATGGTTAATAAGATTCTTGAAGCCAAAGACCAGGCTAAACTGGTTAGCTTATTTAAAGATTTAATCCGTATGGCTTATGGTGTTAAATCTGAAGATGGAAGAAACTTCATCAAGAATGACAAAGTTCGTGAAGACTACTTTTCAACAAATGCTTATTCCGACTTATATATGGAACTAGCTACTAATGACCAATTTGCAAGTCAATTCTTCGAAGCTATCTTACCAGTTACTGCTGAAGATTCCGAACCAAATACGGATAATGCAAAAGAATTACCAAACTAAAAACTAAATATTGATAGGGGCGGATATCAAACTGCCCCTTATTTTTTTATTAAGAGAGGAGAGCGTTTTATGCCATTAGAAATAAAAACACAAGCCATTGAAGCATGGGATTCAGTGAATAACGTATTTATTCAGATACCAGAATCAAAATTCACAATCGAACACTCTCTTGTCTCAATAGGAAAATGGGAAGCTAAGTGGGAAAAGTCATTCCTATATGCCTTGGAAAACAAAACACTAAGTAAAATAGAGTTCTATGATTACATAAGATGCATGACTTTGGAAAAGAACATAGATCCAAACGTATACGTATACTTATCTAAACCTAATCTAAATAAAATAATCGATTATATGAATAAAAAGTATACAGCATCAACAATCAAACGAAGAAAACCTCAGAGTCCATCTAGAGAATTAGTAACTGCTGAATTGATTTACTATTGGATGATCACTCACGGTATTCCATTTGAATGCCAGAAGTGGCATATAAACAGACTAATGATGCTAATAGCAATTTGTTCTGTTAAGAACTCAAATAACAAGATGTCTACTACTGATATATTAGAAGAAAATAGACGAATCAGTAGAGCTAGAAGAGGATTGAAGTAATGGGAATAAAATTGCATTATGATGGACGTAGTAGAAACATAGAGCGATTCTTAGAGAAAGCTAAGACGAAAAAGTTCTATGACAAGATTACAAAGTATGCTGAAGATGGTGTAAATGCATTGAAGTCTGCTACACCTAAAGATACTGGTAATACAGCCGCATCATGGGATTACACTATAGATTATACTGACGATTCGGTTAGGATTAGTTGGACTAATAGTAGCGAGAATCAGGGTATTCCAATTACGATCTTATTGCAGTATGGGCATGGTACTAGAGGCGGAACGTATGTCGAAGGAACTGACTATATCAATCCAGCATTGGATAAAGTAATATCCGATATGGTGGAGCATGTTTGGAAGCAGGTGATTAGATAATGGCTAAGAATAAAAGAAGTCAAGACGTAGATACAAAAATCGTCAAAATGGAGTTTGATAATAAGAACTTCGAATCTAATGTCGCTACAACAATGAGTACATTAGAGAAATTAAAGAGACTATTATCGTTCAAAGGTGTTGAAAAGGGCTTTGAGAAACTTGATCAAGCGGCCGGTGGATTTGATAGTAGTATGTCGGGTATGGAACAGGCTATCAGTAAAGTTACTGACCAGATGTCGACACTTGAATTAATAGGACGTACCGCATTGATTAACTTAACTAATAAGGCAGTTGATGCCGGTGTTCAAATGGCTAAGTCTCTATCCGTCGATCAGTTAACTGCTGGTTGGAAGAAATACGAAGATAAGACCAAAGCGGTTCAGGCAATTATGTCTGCTGACCCATCACTTGGCATTGCAAAAGTTAACCAAGAAC